ATGAAGGAAGCGGCAGAGGCAACGGGAGTCAAGTTGCGGTGGGGCGCTGCGTGGACTATTAATGATCTAGGTGCTTGGGAAGGCACAGCGGAAAACGCAATGAACTCCTACATCGACATTCGTAGATCACAGGGGCGCAGACCGTTCATAGACGCACCACACTTTGAACTTATGTTTTAATGCACGTTTTCGTTCTCATGGTCTATATGGGTTATGGGGATGATCGTGTGTTAACGAGTAGTAATATGCGCTTCTATAATATAGATCATTGCAACTACGTTGCTAGCGCGGTGGTAAGACGTTATAGTAGTCATGGAATCACAACCAAAGACAGGGTTGTTGCGTATTGCGTACCTGAAAAATTAGAAGATAATAGTCTTCCTGTGTACTAACTTATAGGTGTAATATGCCGTTGAAAAAAGTATTGTTTAAACCCGGAGTTAACAGGGAAAATACACGCTATACTTCAGAAGGTGGTTGGTACGAGTGCAATAACATTAGGTTTAGACAAGGCACTCCTGAAAAAATTGGCGGTTGGCAACGTCTAAACACCATAACTTTTTTAGGGGTTGCACGTTCTCTTTGGAATTGGATCACCTTGGGTGGTCAAAATTTGATTGGTGTTGGTACAAATGTAAAATTTTACATAGAAAACGGTGGTGCATTTAACGATATAACTCCTCTACGTAGCACCACTTCGGCAGGAGAAGTTACCTTTAGAGCATCTAATACTACGTTGAGTGCTGCTATAACTTCCACGTCTGCTACTACAATAGCCCTAACAGATGCAACGGGTTTTCCCCGTGCGGGTCTAGTGCTTATAGATAGTGAGGCTGTTTCCTATACCGGTATAACTGACAATACGCTTACAGGATGCACTCGTGGAGCTTCCTATTTAATATCTGACGTACCTACTAGCACCACAGCTGCCACACATAGTAATGGAGCCGCCGTAACTTGTTTTACTATCGTGGTGCTTGATTCTAGTCACGGCGCTGTTGTTGGTGACTTTGTAACTTTTTCGGGAGCCGCTGCCCTAGGGGGCAATTTTACTGCTAAAGTGTTAAATCTTGAATACGAAGTCTTGTCCGTAGAAGATGAAAACACGTATACTATACTGGCAAAGAGTTTTAGTAACGCGACGCTTAAATTTACCAATGTTGCCTCTACCTCTTCTGATTCGGGTAGTGGTGGTACTTCCACGGTCGGAGCGTATCAAATTAACGTGGGGGTTACTACGGCATCTGATCTTGCAGGTTGGGGCGCAGGTAGCTACGGCGCGGGTTTATTTGGAGTTGGTGAAACAAGTCAAGAGGAACTACGCATATGGTCACAACAAAACTTTGGGGAAGATTTAATTTTTGGGTTGCGTGGTGGGCGTATATATTATTGGGATGCTTCAACTAGCCTTACAACACGCGCTGTTGACCTGACCACGCGGTCGGGAGCCTCTAATGTACCAACTGTTCAAAATTCTATTCTTGTGTCTGATATTAACAGATTTGTGTTTTGTTTTGGAGCTAATATCTTAGGAAGTGCCACCCAAGACCCCATGTTAATTAGGTGGTCTGACCAAGAAGATGCTACTAATTGGACACCTTCAGCTACAACACAAGCAGGAAGTCTTAGGTTATCTAGAGGCACTAATATCGTAGCCGCATCTCAAGCCCGACAGGAAGTCTTGGTTTGGACTGACTCTTCTTTGTATTCGTTGCAATATGTAGGCGCGGGGTCTGGTGTTTGGGGCGCTACATTAGTTGGCGAACAGACGTCAATAGCCTCACAAAACGCTGTGGCATATGCCAATGGGGTTGCCTATTGGATGGGTAAAGATAAATTCTACAAATACGACGGACGTACTCAACCACTACCGTCTGACTTACGTAAACACGTATTTACAAACTTTAACGAAGAACAGTTTGAACAGGTGTTTAGTGGTACAAATGAAGCGTTTAACGAAGTGTGGTGGTTTTATTGTTCTACAAACGCAATAAACATAGACAGCTATGTAATATATAACTACGTAGAAAATATATGGTACTACGGTTCTATGGCACGGTCTGCTTGGCTAGACTCAGGGTTGAGATCATTTCCGTTAGCTGCGACTTACAATAACAGGATTGTCGAACATGAACGTGGGGTTGATGATAACGAGACAGGTACAGCCGCTGCCATATCTTCTTTTATCACCTCCGCTGAGTTTGATCTTGATGACGGACACAACTTTACCCTTGTGTCTAAAATGATACCAGATGTATCTTTTGAAGGTTCTACGGGTGGAACACCTACCATAGTGATGACTTTACAGCCGTTAAGTTCTTCGGGGTCTGGTTTTAACAACCCTGCGTCCGAGAGCGGTTCTGCTTCAGGGTCGGTTGTGCGTAGTGCTAGCTCTCCTGTAGACGTGTACACAAGCCAAATTCACACACGCGTTCGGGGCAGGCAGATGTCTTTAAAAGTTGAGTCCACAACAACGGGAGTGCAGTGGCAACTAGGTTCTCCTAGACTTGACATGCGCCCTGATGGGAGACGGTAATGCCAAATAATGATTATATAGTGGGTTTTCGTTCTCCTGCGCTACCATATCCTCCCGCAGAGTATGACCCGTTTCAGTTTGAAGAATTTAACAAAGTGCTCAGACTGTATTTCAACCAGTTAGACAATGTGTTGCGTGATACATCTATGTCTCGACAGACTGAAGCTATGGGGTGGTTCTTAGGCTAATGGCAAACACTTATGTAAATGCAAAATTAGATTTGTCGTCTACAAGTGTTACTACTTTGTACACCTGTGCTGCGTTAACCACAGCAATAGTAAAATCTATACTTGTTTCTGAAGACAGTGGTAATGCAGACACTATAACCTTAACCATTACAAGCGGAGATGATGTCTTTAGTTTGTTTAAAACCAAAGCCGTTAGCGCAAATAACACAGTAGAGTTGTTAACCGCGCCCCTTATTGTGCAAGCTAGTGAGATATTGAAAGTAACGGCAGGTACTGCAAATAGGATACACGTTGTTGCTAGCATTTTAGAGGTCACATAATGGCTACAGTTATTGATAGTACCGAGACGCCCCTACCGGCTCCTACTATTGTGTTAACATATGCGTCTGAGGCTAAATTACCTCCAGATATGGATTTGCAAACTGCGTTGACGCGGTGGGTACAAGAAATGTCTTCACCAAATATTGAGATGATTCAGGTAGGCAATACCGTCTTTGTTGGACATCCTAGCAAAGACAAACGTAAACTTATGGGTCGTGTATTTAACGTAGATACTGCACGTAATTTTGTGTCTAATACTGTAAAGTATTTTAAGTTGCTGCAAAAAAAGGGGATAACACACTATTCTGTATCGTTCGATACAGGCACTTTGGAACAAATTGCAAAAGCAGTTGGAAAGGCACTTGTAGGAAGTGGAATACAAGCAGGTTTAGCACCAACTGAGTCTGGCAAAGAGACCGTGTTATTTGTGCAGTTTCCTACCAACATAAAGAAAGCTAAGTCATGAGTTTTGTTTTTGAAGTGGTAGACACAGTGGCTTCTCCGGTCCTTGATGTTGTGTCAGACATTGGTGACGTTGTTATGGACAGCCCTGTATTCGACGTTATGGATTTTGTGCGTGACGAAATAGCTGCTCCTGTTTTTGATGTGGCTATAGATAATATAGATATATACGACGCTATTCAAATAGGGTTGGTTTTAAGTGGAGTTCCTCCGTGGGTTATTGGTGTATCATCAGGAGCTTCTACAATAGCCCGAGGCGGTGATTTAAGCGATGCTATTAAAGCAGGAGCTATATCTTATGCAGGGTCTACCATAGGTAAAACTTTTGACGCTAAGATTGCCCCTAGAATTACAGACACTCTTACAGCCGAAGGTTTTAACCAGACTGTTAGTAATTTAATTAACGAAGGCGTTAAATCCTCGGCAAAAGCATTGGTTTACGGTCAGGACCCTTTAAAGGCGTTTGCTACAGGTGGATTAACAGCAGGTGTGAATGCTGCATTAGGGCAGATTGACGAGGCATTTACCAATCTTACAGGCGAATTTGAACTTGATGAAGTAGGAGAGTTTAAGCTTGATGATTTAGGCCAACGTATACCTATGGTTGCTGGATGGGAAAACTTACAGGATGGTGTCAAGGACGCTATAGCGGCGGGTGTAACTGCAGAATTAAATGGTGGCAGCGTAGACAATGCGGTTCTTGCAAACATTGTGAGCAAATACTCTGGCCTTGCTAGGAACATGAACAACTTCTTACAAAGTGAAGAAGGTTTAGGTTTAGATGAAGACCGCGCAAGGCTCTTAACAACTGCTTTGGGTAATGCTGCAGGCGCTGCAGTTAGTGGTAATTCAGAACTCACATTTGACGCATTTTTCAAAACTATCGAAGATTATGGGTACAAAGGATTAAAAGAAGCAATAGACAAACCCGTGTATGAAGGTTTGGACAAACTTACAGGCGACTACGGAAAGACTGCAACAGCAGCTAATGCGTTAAATACGGCTATTATAACGGCTCAAGACACGACAGACGAGTACAATAGTTTACGCACTGCCTTGCAAAACGAAGTTGACAATGCTGAAGCTCTTTATGGTACAGCAGAATACGATGCAGCATACGCAAGATTACAGGAACGGTATGATACATATTATACTCCTACGTTTGACGCATTACAGAGTGAGTATGACACTGCAGTAGTGGCAGTGCGTGATGCCCAGATTGAGTATGATGACCAAAGCCGGTTTCTTATGTCTGACTTAAACGATTTAGATTCAACATTGTCCCCCTTATTTGATGACGTACAACTTCAAACAGTGCTCGCTCTAAAACCAGATGCAAACTTAAAAGTTATTGCTAACTACCTTGGTGTGGATGAGGTAGATGCTGCAAATGCGATGTTAAGCACTAGCGGCGGGATTACAAATGTACCGAACACGCAGTCTCAAGCTGACGCTGCACTAAATCAAGCGCGACTTCAATATGTTACAGCGGCGTTAAATGCACGGGGCATACCCATTGAATCACTAAGCCCAAACCAACTAGGTAAATACCTTAATTACGCTAAAGAATTTTTAGGGAATACAAATGATATTTTAAGTTTAGATATGAACGAGTTTGCGGACAGCATGATTTACTCCGCTGAGTTATCTCCTGAAATAATAAAGGCAGCTAAAGACGCAGGTTTTGTACCCCAAACTGTAGACGACTATGGTATGTTTCTTACTGGCGAATACATACGGGTTAGCGAAGCAGGAAATACGGGAGACGCTCCTGAATTTTTAGATACTAGAGGACTAACAGACGAAAATGTTGACCAATGGCTATTTACTAACGGGTACACACAAGACGACGTAACCCATGTTGGTGATGGGTATTATAACAGAGATACTACAGATTCAACTACTTATGGCTTTGAAAAACCCCCGCTTGAAGAACTAGACAATGCGGTAGGTAGTTTTCTCTACCTTGAAGACCCCATGCAAACAACGGGCACCCGTGTTCTTGACGAAGTAGTTTTGGGCGACGGCGTAGGCGCACAACAGTTATTAGACGGGAGTGCCATCCTAACCAACAATGACGGAGTTCCTACGTGGGAACTACGTACAACGCAAGACACAGCTGCAGGCGGTGTTGATACGACTGCTGTATTAGAACAGGCGTTCACAGGCACTAACAAAGAGGACATGGTAAATTTTGAAGGGTATGTAGAAACTTCGGGAGGTGCTTTATTTAATCCCGAAGACGAAGCCTATGCCCGTAGCAAATTACAGATTGCTACGCTTGCAACTATGAACCCTAATGAAGGGCAAACATACGACGAGTTTACAAATTCATCTTTGTATAAAACAACTTCTACGTTGTATAACGCCTTTCGTGATACTTTTAGTGAAGAAGAAAACAAAGACATCCTTGACAATACTGTTAGTGTTGTTGTCGGCGCTAGTGGAGAAATGCTTCAAGCCATTGCCGGTTTAGCTACTCTTGTAGACAACAATCCTAACAACGCATTAGGGCAAACTGCTAAAAATATGTTGCGGTTAAGTGGTGATATGCGGTCTGATGAATGGACTGCTGCTGCACAAGAAATGGCTACTAATTCTGCTAACTACGATGCACAATGGCGTAAAGATAATCCGGGCAGAGAGCCAACAACTATAGAGAAAATATCTTTAAAAACACAAGCAATATACGGAAATTTTAAAAACCATCCTGCACAATTTTTAGCTGAAAACGTAGCTAGTGAGGTGTTACAGGAACTACCTATACTCCTAACATCTTTTGGTGTGGGCAACGTGGCAAAAGCTGCATTGGTCAAAGCGGGTAAAGAAAATGCAAAGAGGTTGTCTACTAAGGCGGCGTTAAGCACCGCACTTACTTTAGATACTGCTGAAGCTTTTGGCGGCACTGCAGCGTCTACATTTGATGAAGTTTACGCTACCGCGTTGCGGACAGGTAAAAGCGAACAAGAAGCCACTGATCTTGCTCTAGATACCGCACAAAAGGCAGGCACAATAGCTTCGTTAGCCACTATCTTTACAGCAACTACGATGGGCGGTCAGGCGCTTGCAAAGAGCGTTTTAGGCGATAATGCTGGTTCTATTGGTAAAAACGCTTTTGAGGCTTTGTATGATGTTGTTTTAGAAGGCACACGCGTAACTATAAAAGAAGGTATTACAGAGTCCATAGAAGAAGGGTTGCCGCAACTATACAGCGCAACTGTACAGAAACAACTAGACCCTAATTTTGATGTTGCAGGGTCTGTTTCTGAAGCCTCTATTATGGGCACAATCGCAGGTACAGGCACGGCAAGCACAATATATACAGGAAATGTTGTTGCTGATGTCTTGTCTATGGTTAATTCAGATGTAGAAAACGTGTTTGCCAATACTTCTACTGCAGAAGAGGCTACCACAGCGTTACAAGAGCTTGGTCTCAACGACAATGTGGTCTTAAACAACATACTAAACACAACGTATGACACCATGTACGTTAGCACTAATGAAGCAGAGACTGCTTTTGCTACTGCCAATCCTGATTACATACCGACCCAAGATGAAATAAATTCTTTTGTAACTACTCCGCGTTCTGATGCAGATTTAGCCACCGAAATAAGTTCATACATTAACGAAAGATATACGAGTGTAGATGACGTAGTAGCGGCAGCAGAAGACGAAGGTATTACCTTAACAGAAGACCAAATTGATGACTATGTTGGTGAGGCTGACCCTGACACACTAGCTCCTACTACAGAAGAGTTACGAGAACGTATAAGGACCGACGAAGAACAGCGTCCTATTACCGAATTAAAAGAAGACGTTACGCAACTTGGCACAGATATAGTAGATACCGAAACTAGGCTAACCGATCTTATAACTACAAACGAAGAAGCAGGATTAGCAAGAGACCAAGCCACGCAAACGGCGTTAGACACTCTAGCAGATCAATTAGGTATAACTGAAGCCGAACTTCTTGCTGAGATTGGCACTACTAAAAGTGAGTTACAAGCAGACGTTACGCAACTTAGTACCGACGTTACAGGGTTAACCAGTACGATAGGTGATGTAGGTACAGATGTACAAGCTATTGCAGAGTTAATTGGCAAACCTGCTCGTGACGTGACAGAAACAGACGTTGACTTTGTAATTGATTTGTTAGCGCAGGAAGATGTTCTAACTGAACAACAGACACAACAGTACGATGTTACCGGTGATAGTCTTGTAAATCAGTTAGATGTGGATTTGCTACAACAAGTCTTAAGTGGGGATACAGATGTTCAACTAGCCGACACGTCTATGTTTACTCCTGCTACGGGACTTTTTGCAGACGTTGCCGCGCAACGTGACGTATTAACGCAAATTCAAGAAGATGCTGTTGTACAGAACCAAGCTGAATTAGATGCAGTTACTGACTTAAACACCAATATAAACACGCAAATAAACGCGCAAAGAGAACAACAAGCCATGAGAGATTTTTTGCAAATGCAGCAATTAGGTTTGTTTCAAGGAGCAAGAACCGAAACTACTTCTCCCGACCCGCTTCAACTCTCTTACGCGTATGACATTGGTGGCGAAAGCGTGTTTGCTACTCCACAACAAGAGGCACTATTTACCACTCCATATGGTGATCCTAGAGGCAGTACACGGTTTTTTACACAGGGTGGACAAATAAACACTAGCAATGATATGCTATTAAAACTACTTGGAGAGGCATAATGTCTGAATTTCTAAACAGTCTTAGAGGTCTTACCGGTAGCGCCGTTACCGAAGTCCAAAATATGTTTACAAAAGATAGTGGTGAATATGATTGGCAAAACATTGGTATTTTAGCAGGTATGGGTGCTAGCGCGTTAGGATTAATACCTGATGCGGGTTCTGCAGCTTCAGGATACCAAGGATCAATTCCTGACCTGACTGCAACTCGCGAACGTGTTCCCAACACGTATGATCCTAACAGAAGGGCGGGAAGTGGGGGACAACGATACTTCACTGACACGCAATTTGTTCCGAAAACTGGGGCACCTGCAGCCCCTGTGTCTGCAGCAGGATTGGCCGCTATAAATATGTCTAACCCTGCACAAGAACAACGAAAACCTAGCCCAATTCCCCCTCCTATAGGTCGCGTTGCCCAGCCTATGGCAGCAGGCGGTATCGCAAAATTAAAAAAAGGGCAGTATCTTAATGGTAAAACAGATGGTATGGCTGATGTAATACCAGCACGTATAGATGGAGTGCAAGAAGCCAGACTTAGTGATGGTGAGTTTGTTATTCCTGCAGATGTTGTAAGCCATCTTGGCAACGGCAACTCTGATGCGGGTGCAAAAGTTCTTGAAGGTATGATGTCACGTGTTCGTAAAGCACGGACAGGTAACACTAAACAGGGGAAAGAAATTAACCCTAAAAAATTCTTACCAGCGTGAGGTAGATTATGGCTAACATTCTTACAACAAACGAAGACCCGATTGCCACAGGTAAAGAATCTGCACTATCTAATTACGCAGGTCCGTATGTTACTAACATGTTGGGCAGAGGCCGAGCGTTAGGTGAAGAACCTTATAGTGCTTATATGGGGCCACTGACGGCAGGGTCTTCAGACTTACAAGATGCAGCGTTTCAAGGTGTAGGTTCTCTTGCGTTGCCTACAGAAGAAATGGGTGTAGGCGGTTTCACTCCTGATACTTTTACCTCTGAAAACGTGCAGCAATACATGAATCCCTACCTTATGAACGCATTGCAGCCACAGATTGATGAAGCTCGTAGGCAGTCCGAAATAAATAGAGTAGCAAATGCCTCGCGTTTAACACGTGCAGGGTCATTTGGAGGGTCACGCCAAGCTGTTATGGACGCAGAAAATCAAGCATCACTTAACAGAAATTTAGCAAATATTACAGGGCAAGGATACCGAGACGCGTTTGACAAAGCTACGGCCCAATTTAATACTCAACAAAATAGAGATATGGACGCACAACGAGCTATAAATGAGTACGGTATGACCGGACTTGGCGCGTTAGCTGATTTAGGGACCGTTCAACGTAATATAGAAGCAGAAGGTATTGCTGCAGATAGGGCACAGTTTGAAGAAGAACGAGATTTCCCGTACAAACAAGTGCAATACATGCAATCTTTGCTACAAGGCTTACCTATTGCTGCACAAAATGTAACTTACCAAGAGCCTAGTTACTTACAACAGTTGCAGACAGATAGTGGTGACTTTCTTTCGTTCTTTAAAACTTTGTTTGGTGACCAAGATAAACAAGTACCTGCTGGAAACATTACTAAAGGAAGTCTTTCCGCTCCAGTAACTTCTCCCATGGCACCACTAATGGACTTAATAGGGTAACAAAAATGGCTTTAGGTATAGATCAAGAAATTGAAAGTCGCAAAGATGCGTACCGTGGAAACCCTCAACAGTTGCAAAAACGGTATTCGCAAAACAAACAACTTGTGGACTTGCTAGCTTTACAACAAATGAAGTCTGACCAAGAAGCCGTTAAACGCAATCAAGCACTAAAAGCAAACCAAAATGCAGGAACAGTAGCAGAAAGATTAGAAGCAGAAGTACTTGATGGGTACAAACAAAAACAAGCTGCAAAAATTGCAGACACTCGCGGTGTATTGCAAAACAAACAAAACACGCAAAACAAAAACATGCAGCGTATGGCTGCAGCGGCAGGTAAAACCAGACCTACAGGGCTTGCAGCGTTAACTGGAGCACAAGGACAGGCGGGGATAGGTGGTATGCGTAAACCCCCTGTACGGTCCGCTCAGGGCATACCGGCACAGGTTCCTAGCACTGCACGTATGGCTCAGGGTGGTATTATTGGGTTTGCAGGGGGTAGAGGTGTAGAGGGAACAGGAGATTATCCAGAATTAGGGGGTACGGAACTTACTACTGAAAGGCTTATGGCCCTAAAAGAGGCATATCCAAGAGACTATTTACGTTACGCTGAAATTATTAAAGACAATCCTGATGGCATTCCGTTTTATACATTACCCCCATTATTACAAAACAAAATAAGTGAATTATTTAACATAAGAAGAGAATTTTCACGCGCAGACTTGCGAAGGTTAGAATCGGGAGCCGATCCAAGCGGTATGGATACAGAAGAAGGGTCTGGTTTTGAGTTAGACCCTATAGAAGCAACAGAACGTGCCACTGACCCTGAACCTGAAACTGCAGAACAGCCTGAATCTGAAACTGCAGAATCGTCTACGGGTGATGTTACATTTGAACCTGTAGAAAGAAAACCTAGTGCCTTAGAAGGCATAGATACAGAGGTTGAGGCAGTGGTGCCTCAACAAGTTGATACTTCACAACAAGACGAGGCAAGAGAGGCTGTGGTAGACCAAGCAGCCAAAACAGTCGGAAAATTAGACCCAATATTATTAGACGACCCTGACGCAACACAAGTTGCAAGTTTAGAACCTGTTAGTCCTAATGAGTATTTAGACGAAACAAACCAAAAATTATTTGAAGGATTAACTACACAACAAGTTAAAATGATTAACAAACACCAAGACCCGTTAGCTATGGGACTTGATGCTCGTGATGAGTCAGATGATTATTTACTACGTGAACTTAAAAGAGACACACGTAAACGCCAAATTGATCGTTCGTCTGCTTTAGAAGATGAAGCACGAGGTGAGGACAGGATAAATAACGCAATTCGTACTTTAGGTGGCGCGCGTAGGGGTGCTGGTGGCTTAGGAGATGCTTATTTAGAAGGACAAAAACTTACACGTGACCGGCGGTCTGCATCAGAAAAAATTCGTAGGGGCATTGAAGACGCGGCAATCTTAACTGATACTAATATTGGTTTGGACGGCCAACGTATGCAAACAGAAATTGGTCAGCAAGCTTCAGATTTGTTGGGTCAAGGTATTGCAGGAATACAAGCAAGACTAGACACAGCTGCTGCAATGTCTAGAGATAAACGTGAAGGCAAGCAATCTGCATTTAATATAGATTCACGCAATCAAACACTAATTGATATTAGAAACAGCGAGTCGGAAGACAATACGCAACAACAAAATGCGGCTATTGAACAAGCAGGCTTAGACAGAGAAGCAGCAGCAAGAAGATCAGTTTTAGAGGCATTAAATAGAAGAGATGTGCAAGAACAAGCCAGACTCATACAACAAAGTGCAAATGCCCAACAAACATTGTTAGAAAATGTCAAAAGAAAAATAGAAGTTGCAAAAAGCACTGATGAACATGACCGATTTGTAATGGAGCTTGACTCAAGAAATATGCTAGAAATGGAAGCCCTTGTTTCGGGAGCAACCGAACGACTAACAACAGATCGTAACGCGCTCATACAAGGTAATGCAATATACCAAGCATTGGTACAGGAAGCAGGACTAGCAGAGGGAGATGACATTGATGGTGCAAAAGCTAAATTGGAACAATACGAATCTATTATGGATGCAATACTTGCAGATCAATTTGCAGACCAGTACGCAAGATTAGGCGCTATGCAAAACCGATTAGATCAATTACGCGCACAAGCAGGAATGCCTACTATATTAGACCCTGCTGATCCTTCCATAGAAGTAACTCCACAATAGTAAGGTAGACTTTATGGTTGCGTACAATTTAAAAACTAAGTCTGGAATAAATGCGGTAGTAGATGCTCCTGTAGGAGCTACTAAAAAAGAAGTTATAGATATCTATAACAAGACGTTACAAAGAAAATTAGACGCGCCTCGTTTACAACAAGAAGCTACAACGCAACGTGCGCGTGATGCTAGAAGTCGTATGTTAATGGAACGAAAACGTGCGTACGACCCTACTATCACTGATTACCTAGCTGAAATACCTAAAGGCGTTGTAGGTGGTGCTGCAAATTTAATAGAGTCTGGTGCGTTAGGCATCGCCGCGCTGCTACCCGAAGAGGCAGAGAATGTTGTACGCGACGGCATAAAATCTGTAGGTGGAGCTGTACAAGATTATGTAAAACCTACAGTAAACACTGAGGACAGTGTACCGCGTAAATTTAGCGAGGCTGTAGGCTCGTTTGCGGGACTTGCAGGCGTCTTTGCTGCTAATCCCATTGCAGGCATTACGACTGCTGTTGGCGCAGGCGTTGGTGAGGCTAGTGAACGTGCAAGAGCCGCAGATGCCACACAAGAAGAACGTAACCTTGCAGCAACACTTGGTATACTTCCGGGCGCACTTGAGTTAATCCCTATAAGTCGTTTTGTTAAAGGTGTTAAATTACTAAGAAAAGGGGAAGCTGCTACAGATGTAGATTCTGTTACAGCCGTAGGGCCAAACACTGTTGTAACACAAAACCGACTTATCGCTAACCGTGTTGCACGTGCAGCCCGTGAAGGCGGTATTGAAGGAGCGCAAGAAACAGCATCTAGTATAGCTCAAAACATGATTGAGCAGGGGTATAACCCCGATAAAGGTACGTTTGAAGGTAGCGGTGAAGCTGCTGGCTATGGTTTTGGTGTAGGTGCGTTTGCACAAACCTTGCTCGATCTTGCCGCACCCAAAATACGCGGTAGTGCAGACGTAGATGGCGAAGAAGGACAGGCTGCAGCAAGAGCCGCAATCGGTAAATCATTAGATGAAACAGGAGCAGTTGACTTCAACATATTACGCACGTTGGACGCACCTGCTCTTACTATTGAAAAAATAATAAACGAAGAAAAAACTAAACGTAATATTGTCGATCAAGACCCCGACGTGTTACAAGAATTACTTACAAAGCCACGTGTTGTACAAGACAAGACACGTTTTGATCAAGCTGTGGCTAAAGGAAAATACCAAGGTAATTTACGCGATAACTACGAACGCTATAGAGCAACAAATCCCTTAACCGCTATGTCTTTTAAAGAATACGTAGAAAGTGGTATGGGTACATCTTCATTAGAAGATATGGAATTAGCAGATAGAACTTCTGCAGATATAAAATCAAAACTTGATCGCGTTGCTACTGATCGTGCTACTGAGTTGTTAAGTGATCTAGGTATGCAACAACAAACAAGTGCTCGTATAGATCGTCAGCTTAAAGCCATTGATCCCGAACGTGACGGCAGATTTGACCGTGCTGTTGCAACAGCAGGTAGTGATGTAGCCCGAGGATTGGCAAGCCTTCGTCCTGAAGCACAAATGGATTTAGCTACCGATCCTAAACGTACAGCCGAAGAACGCGCACAATCAGAGTTATTCCCTGAACAGGTACGTGAAGGCGCGTTAGGACAGGCGCAGTTAGAAAATCTTGAACGTCGTAAAGAAGGTCCAATTAGCGAACAGCCAAAGGCTACAGATGAGTTAGACCCGTACCGTAGTGACCTGCTATCGTTCTTGCCTGATGGATTAGAAGGCGCTCGCAGACGCAAGGCTGATCAACAAGAAACTGATTTGGCTGAACGGTCAGATGCACAAACGGCTCTAAAACAAATCTCTGCACAGGAAACAGCTGACGCCAAACAAGTTACAGATAGGCTTGCAGAGACAGATGCTACACGCACTAAAATATTGCAGGACACAATAGCTAATGCAGGAGAGCTTCGTAGGCCCGAAGCTTTGCGAAAAGCGTATGAAGACGCGCTAACAGCGGCAGGTATAACTAACGCCAAGGCCACACCACAGGAGGTGACTAGCCTAAAACGTGCGTCTGATGCAATACGGGCTAAGTCCCCTGTTCCTAATGTAGATAATATCATTGTACCTCCTGCGTTGGAGCCAGTAACAGACCCTAGACAAGCAGACATGGAAGCACAAGTTGCTCCTAAACCTGTAACGCCAACGCAAGCCTCGTTTGCTGGCATGGGGCGTAGTGCTAAACTTGGCACCCCTCCCATGCGTCCGGGCCAAGACACGTTTGCTACTGCAGAACCTACTGTAGAACCCCGCATTATAAATGAAAAATTTTTAGACAATTTAAAAATAAGACCGCAAGCTGCAGTACGTAAACGCACTATGGGCAAAGACTTTAATGATCCTGTGGTACGGGCAGATATTGCTAGTTATGCGGGTTTAAAAAGCACATCGTTAGAGGCTAAAAACCAAATAAATCGGTTACTTGATGACACCGATATTAAACAAACTAGTATATTTGACAAAGAAGAACCTACAAAAAAGGGAGCAAAACCCGATGCAGACCCAGATAAATCTAAATCACCTGACGCGGAAGGAAGTGGAGATGGCGATGCAGGTGCTGATGGAAAGCGTAGAAGTGAAGGGCAAGCCAAAGCCGATAGAGGTCCCGAAAGAACTGAAACATCTGACGGGGAGGGAGTGGGACCTGCTGGCAAAGGGGCTAGCGAGCCTCGTGACGGAGATGCAGACAGCGACTCTGCACTAGCTAAAGCAAACGCAAAGTTAAAAAAAGCGCAACAAGCTAAAGCCAAACGTGAGGCTGCTGCTCGCGCAGCCGAAATTGCTAGGAAACGTCAAAAAGAACAAGATGAAAAACTTGAAAACCTACGTAGAGAAGCTTCCAAACAAAGAAAAAAAGATAGGGATGCCGAAAAGCAAGCCGCTGCCCAAGCTAAATTCAAAGCAGATATAGCTAATGCAAAGAAAAAATTTGATAAAGAACAAGCCGATGCTAAAGCTGCTATGGAAGCAAAAAGTGTATCCACGCTTGCTGATAAACCAAAACCTGCAGGAGAAACAGGAGCCAGAACTACAGGATTCGGTGGTGGTGCAACTGACCCTGAGCGTAGAATAAGTCGGCGTAATCTTAAAGAATTTACACCAAACTCACGCCCTGCCCCAACCGAACCTTCTGCTAAAAAAATAACTACGTTATGGAACGAAAGTGCTTCCGACGCAAAGCAAGAGGACTATAAAAACGATGATGCTGTTCGCAACAGCACAAACCCGTTTAACGACGAAGATAACAACACAATATATGAATTACTCACTAAAAAATTAACCGGAAATGAGACAAACAGGGGTGGTAATGATTCACTTGTAAACGTAGTTGCATACCTGAGCCGTTATCCTAACCCTATGGACGGTATAAAACTAGCCGCGTACGACCTTGTTAACAACACAGAAGCTATGAACGTAAATGTGCAGAACGCATCTGTTGCCTACATACGAACTGCCGAAATGTACAAAGACATGGGCGGTGTACCTAGTAAGAAAGGTAAAGATTCTAAAGGAAGAGAAATTACATCTCCTGCAGAACGTCTTCAAATATGGGTTAATACAAACCTTAGTAGGGACGGACGAGAGCGATTTAATAAAGAGGTAACAAGAGCCACAACTGCTAAACTTAGTCAACGAGATTCGTACGTAGGCATTAGCAATATCCGTGAACATATAGATGAAAATGTAAGACAAGCTAAAGTGTTACAGGTACTACAGGCGGTATCACAACGAGATAAATTTAAACCTGCAGATTTAGTAGCTGAAAACATTGTAACTAAAAAAGAATTAAACGCGTTACTTAAAAACAAATCTCTTGAACAAATAGCTGGTGGTAGTTGGGTCTACAATCCTCCTAGTCTGGCGTTTAAAGGCCAAGAGTTTGGAAAAAATGAAGCCGAGATTAATGAAGACCGGCGAACTACAGAGGAATATCTAAAAGATTTAGGTGTAACGCTTAGTAGTCCGTTAAACCTTTCGCTAGAAGCCGCGTATGTTGTAAGCACAGCGTCTGTACATCCATCTGTTACTAACGCGCTTAAAAATAATAATCTTCAGGACGCACTGCTATTCGTAAGCCAGACATCTTCAAACAAACAAGTACGTCAACTTGCTGAAAAATTTGCAAAGGTCACTGGCACTACAAAAGTTGTTATTAAAAAGAATCTCAAACTAAACGGCAGACCCGTAGCTGGCCTGTTTGAACCACGCACTAATACTATCACGCTAGACGCAGACGCTGGTATCAACTTACATACGCTGATGCACGAGATGTCTCACGCAGCGGGTAGCGCAGCAATAGCCGACAAAAGCTCACAACTAGCAATCAAATTAAACGAGTTGTTTAAACGTGTTAGAGGGTCGTTGAGCCGAGAATCAGGCACAGCAAACTTACAAGAGTTTTTCGCTGAAGCTATGGCAAACTCAGAGTTTCGCAGTGAATTGTCAGCAATTAACATGAAGGGCGAACCTGTTACTGCGTTACAGCGGTTCTTCAACATAATGCAAAACTTTTTACGTAAGTTTACGGGCGCACCATCGGTAAACTTAACGGCCTTACAACAAGTAGACAGTCTTACTGACGCGTTGTTAGCCCCTGCCCCAGATAGCCGTAATTCTGCAGCCTACCCAATGGCTATGATGGATACTACGCGTAAGGGCGTACAGAATTTCATGTCAGGATTTATTGATGGTACGCAAAAAGTCGTTAGTAAGACTAGCCAAGAAACAATAAAAAACAATACTAAGGATTTCTTCACACAGACCATAGATAAGAAGGGTAAAGATTTATTAATGATGCTTTCTGGCTCACAAGCTATGGGCGACATAGCTAGTGCAGTGGGTTTAGGTAACTTAGGATACGACTTAGATAGGATTATGGCGCAACAACGCGGTTCTATCATGAATGCTGAAGCCAAAGTAAAAGATCAAATTGAAGATATTTTAACAGTCTTAAATAAAGGCAACAATGCAGAGGCAATAAGAAAACGTATCGAAGCATTAAACACGGTTATATACGATAACAACTTTGGTGCTACGATCTTCCAAGTAGACCCCAACGAAGCCCGTAGCGAGTATTTAACTAAAAAAGGTGAGTCAAAAATAGATAATGAAGGCAACAAGTTAGCAGATATTTGGGACGCCCAACGTAAACATTGGAATGATATGGGGCCAGAAGGGCAAAAAGCCTTTAACGATATGCGTAAAGTGTACGACGAACAATATGCGTCTATGAAAGAAGTTTTGTTTAAACAAGTAGACGATAGCTTGGGTGATGGGGAGACAGCCAAAGCATTAAAAAATACTATTACTAAACAGTTGTTCGATAAATCAAAGTTAAAGGTGTACTTCCCGTTGTTACGCGAAGGCGACTTTGTGCTACGTTATGATGTTAAAAACATTGACCCCAAAAAACGTATAGCCAACGTACTGCAAACTTTTGAGACTGCATCCGAACGCGATGATGCCAAAGCAGTTATCGAAGCAAGTTCTGATTATGAAAACGTAACTACGTCTGACGGAGAATTAACACTGTCCCAGATGCAATCTGTGCCAGCCGTGTTTGTTCAAGATACGCTATCCGTACTTAAAAAAGCTAAAGTAGACGCAAGTGTGCAAAAAGACATATTGCAGTTGTTTATAAAGACGTTGCCTGAGACATCTTTTGCGAAAGCATTACAGGGACGTAAAGGTACTCCCGGATATATGCAAGATAGCGTCCTTGCTCTAAAGACAAAAGCATATAACATTGCTAGCCAAGCACAGAAAATTAAATACGGTGCAGAAATACGGGCATTAGAACTTAAAATAGAAAATGCCAAACCACCTACAGACCCGCCTGCGAAGGGTAAGACAATATCTGGTAAGGTGTTACGAGGGTTGGAAAATAGAACGCTCGCTGACTTTGATGCGGTTAAGGCAGAGCTATACAAACGGTCAAGATTTGCACGGGAAGGTGCTACAAACCCTACCATTGAGGCCGTAGGACGTAGGTTAAATCAAGCTGCGTTTATCTATACAATCGGGTTTAACGCCTCGTCTGCAATGGTAAACCTGTCGCAAATCCCACTGTTTGTTGCACCGTATCTAGGTGGTCAGTACGGGTACAAGAAAACACACGCTGCAATTAAAAGTGCGTACGGCAATGTAATCAAAAGTAAAACACGTAACGGTGCGTTTAATTCACTCTACGAGTATTACAAACGTGACGATAATGGTGCGTTGCAACTACGAGACCGCTCCGAGTTAAACCTACCTGATGGTGCCGAAGGCGATGCTAAGTACTTAGAATTAGGTCGTATGACCGCGTTGGTTGAAGAGGCTAGAGGTCGGGGGTTGTTACAAAGTAGTGCTCTTGCCGAATCTATGGGGCTTACAGAATATTCACGTATTGCAAAGGGTGGTGCGGTAGGCCGTGCTTTAGACAATACTGCAGTGTTATCAGCTATACTATTTAACCATGGGGAACAAATGAACAGGCAGGTCACGTTGATGGCCTCATTCAATTTGGCGTTAGACGCAGCGACAAAAGGCAAACCCGAAACGGCTACAGCCGACCAGATAGACACTGCCGTGCAGGACGCGATATACAACACGCAACAGACAAACGGTGGTACATTCTTAGAAAGTGCTCCACGTATTACCCAAGAAGGTATCGGGCGTGTTGCGGGTATGTACAAAAGCTACGGTATGCAGATGTACTACACCATGATGAAAACAGCCAAGATAGCGTTTGATGGTGACAAAGGTGCTTTGTTTGGTAAAGACGGTGTAGAACGACGCACTGCATGGAAACAACTTATAGGGTTACATGGCACAGCAATGTTGTTTGCAGGTGTTCAAGGTTTACCTCTGTACGGTGCGGTTCGTCTGATTACTAACCTGTTCTTCTTAGATGATGAAGAAGATGATTTCGACACAATAGTCCGCAAACACATCGGTGAGGGGTGGTATAAGGGTGGCATAACAGCGGCTACGGGGCTAGATGTATCTACCCGAGTTGCACTTACGGGGCTGTTGCTACAGCAAAACCGTTACAACAACGACCCATCTATAGAAGAACAACTTGGGTTTTATTTTGGTGGTCCTGCCTTGAGCGTAGCTAAACGCTTGGATAGGGGTAAAGATGATATAATTAACGGTGAGTTTGAGCGCGGTATAGAAAACTTATTACCTGCAGGTATTTCTAACGCTTACAAAAACACTTTTGGACGGTATCAACAGGAGGGTGGCGTGTTCACCAGACGTCAAGACCCAATATATGATGACATATCTGCAGGAGAGCAATTCTTTTGGGCGCTTGGTATATCCCCCGCCGAGTATACACTACGCCAAGACAAGGCCATGATTGGTAAAAGAGTTGATACGGCAGTTAATAAAAAACGATCTGAATTATTAAAGAAATATTACGTTGCCTCACGCATGTACGACACCGGTGAGATGTTACGTATATCTACCAAAATGATGGAGTTTAGTTTGCGCCACCCTGATGCAGCGATTGGTCGTGACACTATCGAACGTTCCATGAAAACCCACGCTACTTCGTCTGAAACAATGTACAATGGCGTGTCATTCAGTTCTTTGTATGGCGACACTATCCGCATGATGTTGAGTGAGTTTGAGCAATAAAAAACCCCCGCCGTGAAGCGGGGGAGTCAACATCAAGGGAGAAAGATAAGTACGTCGCATACTCATCACACCATCTCTATATCACATTGTCCTCCAAATGCGAACCCCAAACATTTTATTTTCTATCCGTGTCCGCATTGCTACACGCCATAGCTTTAAGTCTGCAATCTTTCTCATCTGGTGGTTTGCACGTAACGTGTTAACACATGGTACAAACACTGACGCACCAACGTACATACGTTCCCAATCCACGATAATTTTAACCCCGTCAGGGTTTAAGTCATCAATCTTCTGTGTCTTGCGATACACCGCCCCACCCGCTTAATTGCACAGCAATAACTCTTATTGGGGGTAGGTTAAAATTTGTACCCCTAGTCAGCCGCATCTGTATCTTTCTAGCACCCATCTGTTTTACCATCTCCTCGACGGTAGTATTGTAATTTATATGGCGGTCGTTGAGATGTTTCTTAAATGCTTTGGGCACTATGTAAAGCATATCAGTGTCCGTCTCAAACCTAGCTACAAACATGTTTCGTGGGTTTTGTTCTGGTATGATTATGGGGGTAGGCCCGTTTACATTCTCCCCGCGTTTATCCTGAGTGCTTTTAATCTTAAGTATGTTTGTCCAATTCTCTGTGGCAAACTCTGTAAGTAATTGTTCTACGGACGTACCGCTGTCATCGACATAAGCCTTCACTTTGCGTAACTCTTGTACTACCCAATCAAACAACGCGTCGGTGTCGTAGCGGATCAATCCCATCTGCCTAGCAACAAGTGCCCCTACAACGGTTGTGGCGCACCCTGCAGACCAAAAGCGGTTCTTCGCTTCTAACCCTGCCTTGCGGTCAAGCTTGCTCTTTACCTTGCGATACAGCCGCTCTAATGGTTCAACGTTATTTATAACATATTGCACAAACTCTATTGAGAAGTGCCCATAGTTTTTCTTAACATCGTCAAACAGCGTGTCAGTCTTACTCTTGTCTAAAACTGCCTTTATGTTCTTGTCCACACGTATCTCTAGCACCCGTTGCATCTCAGCCTCTGGCGCATCTTTCTGTCGCATCATCTCCTCATAGAAACTCATATTACCTGTGGACACGGCTGTAAGTTGCCATGGCTTGCCCCTGACACGTTCTATGTTACCACCGCCAGCCATACGGTTCTTCTGTTTACCTTCGGACGTCTGGTAAGCATAGTCTGATACGTCTCTGCCCCGCATGTTTGTCATCTCATCAGAGTTTAAAGGGAGGTTACACATAACTTCGCCACGGTTCATACGTGAGTTTGGTGTATCTTTCTGTCCGCAAGTCAGTCCATGAGGGTCACCCCATATACCTGTGTTGCCATATATGGCCGTTGTCTTTCCTACCCCTGTTCCACCGTACAGATGCACACCGAAACTGTTCAACCCTGTAAGCGGCATGAGTATAGAGCCAAACCCCATACACACAACAAACTGCTGTAACTCCAACCCGCTGGGGCTGAAGAAATCTAACACTTCTAACTGTTTTTCTCGTGTGCCTTCGGGAGTAAAATAGTCTATAAGCCCCGCTGTCTTCGATGATGGGGGGTTGTACTCAACGTCGTTAGCCGTGATCAACTGGTCACCCAATACAAAAGACTTCATCTCTTTACCAACCCAACCGAATTGTTGGTGCGCTTCGCTAGCCATAGTTGTGCGCTGTAGTTCATTAATCCATGCTGCTGTATACGCCATAAGCCTGTCTACATCCTTTCCAAATGATGTTATACCGTGCATAGCCATGCTCTTACGAAATTCTTCCTTCGACGTTACTGAGGTCAGAGGCACTACGAACTCTCGTACACCGTCGCGTGGTAAGTGCAGAGCAAACGCTACTACTTCTCCTAGTAACACGTCATGCAATCGCCTCGTCACATAAAAATCGTAGTGGTATATACATACCTCATCAGGCTCTCCGTCTGCGTTGGTTGTCCTTAAAAACACGCCCCCGTTATGGCCCCGAAAGTATGGTTTCGGAAACGTGGGTATGTTCTGTTCACTGAGCCTGTCCTCTGTGTGGCACTCGTCCTCTGCTAAATCTACGTCTTCATGCGCTGCGTAACGTGCTACCAACCCATCTACCTCTTTCCGACTTAGTGGAGGATCAAATGCGGTAACATTAAAGCCATGTGCCATAGCACGTATATCATCTTCTGATAGGTGTCCTTTAGCGCGCAGGTGCCCTATGTAAGACAGCATAGCAGGGTTCCTACCCCCTTCCTGCACCTCGTCAGGTTTCTCGTAGGTATTGCGCTCTAAGAGGTCTTTAAAAGACTGTATGCCCGTAGGGGGCGGTATCGCCTTACCCCCTACCAACTCAGCAAACGTATCGTAGTCTACCGTACGCGGCGTGTCTGCCCCTATGAGTGTCACTTGTGCAGGAGGATCGTTCTTATAATTATGTGTGTCGGGAACACGCAACACCCTAGATATGTCTGCGGTTACAGCGGGGTCTGCAGGGAAGTCACTAGCTGCACATAACTTCTTCAGTCTAAGTGCCGTGGTCAGCCAATCGTCTTTGTACACAGGAGCATCTAATATCCAGTACACGTGTATGCCACTGCCAGAATTTACGAGGGTTGGACGTGGTAGCCTATGTTGCTTGCAAAAGTCTTTGAGCCTACGAACGGCGTCAGCTTGTGTAGGAAATTTGTTATCACCTTCACCACAATCCAAATCCAAAAAGAAAGATTTAAGGGTATGTACGTTATCAGCTTTGCGTGACCCTGCTTCGGTCAAACAAGCTAGGCTATAGTAAGCATCATATCCATTGTTATCAAACTGTTGTGCAGCAGCTAACACATGACTAGCAGAAGTGTAGAATTTTTGTTTACGCCGGTCTGCGGCTGCGTTGGCTGCAAAAACGCAATAGTTCCCCTGTTGACCTAATACTAGGCCCAAAAAATGTTCTGTTTTCATTGTTACCACCAATAGGTAGCCACGGTTAAACTAATAACCGTGGCGTGGAAGTTTTAATCGTCCCACTTATCGACAAGGGAATCAACACTATCGCTCGGTTTGTCCGAACCCTTTGTTTTCCTCGTCATCTTTTTTGGTGGAGTATCTTCTTCTTCGTCGTCAGCCACATCTGCTAACACGTTATTACTTTTAGTAGACGCCGCTGCCTTGGCAAACGGGTTGTTATCGTCTAACACAAACCCCCCATCTACCGCCTTAAACGGGTTGCGGACTTCTTTGGGCACGTACTTGACAACTTGTACGGCCTTGAGGCGTAACGATACCCCACATTCCCACTCCTTACCACGCTTCATGCGGTAGGGTATAAAGTTCACTGCTACATTAACAGTGCTACCTGTGGTCAACTGAAACCCTTCAGGCAGTGGAGTGCTGTTACTATCCACCTCTAAGGGCTTAACAGTAGTCTCACCGTTGTACGCACCCTTGAGGCTGGCCTTATGCGTATATGTGCCATCATCGTCTTTCACAAACGGGTTAGACAATCTTTCGTCCCAACCATCATCACGGTTGTCATCGTAGACTGACCGCATGGCCGTAAGTAACGCCTTGGCGGTGGGTTCATCCATACGAAATTGTATGGAGTATGACGCGCCTTGGTCCCTTGCATCACAAGGTTCACTGCGTCTAATTTTTGAGTTGAACGCATAGGTGCGGTCTACTCTAGGCCAAAGTGCTTCCACACCGTCAATTAAATACGTCTCTGCCATTACTATTCTCCTTTGATTATACGTCTTGATCAGCGTCAAGATCGAACTCTAGTTGTCTTGGATCGTGCTCCTCTTCGCGCTGTAGTTGACTAGTCAAGGCTTCATCTACTGCGGACTGTTTAAACCGATACGTGTTACCGATCTTCACGTATGTATTTCGGGGTATGTGCCCCTGCCGTATCCACGCACGTATAGTAGATATGGACACTGCAAAATGTTTGGCCACGCCTTCAATAGGCACAAAAGGTTCTGTCATTATTTCTTCCTAACTGAGATTACGTACTCTTTGTCGATATTAAGCCCTTTGGGCAAAACATCAGGGTTCTCCTCTAAAAACTGTTTTAAGTGAGTTTGGTTGAGCCGTTTGTCTAACAGTTCGGGAATATCGTGTTCTAAGATAAACTCGTACATCCGCTCCCAATCACTCGTCCAATATTTTGTCTTTGTGGTTCTAAAGAACAGTCCCTCAGAGGTTCTTACACTCTCAACGTGATGGTTCTCACAATAATCCAACAGCGCATTCTTTATCATGGTCTGTTGACGCATGAGTTCGTCGTCTCGCTCTTTAAATTGTTGTGACAGTGCCGACCGCTCTGCACGTATCTTTATGTACGTTTTGGTCAGTTTGTCGGCAGATATGTCTGGCTTATCGCTCATATGCTCCCCTTTCTAATGGTAAGAACTATTAGATACTTACTTATACTAGGCTAGTCAAGCATTTCTTTGTATAAATCTATCATCTTTGTGTGTACATCTATTCTACTATCTAACAGTGAGTACACCCGCGCTTCTACTGGCGATCCTTGTAGCTGTACGATTGTGCATTTATGGTCTTGCCCCGACCGATGAACCCTAGCGTTAGCCTGTGCGTACGTCTCTAAAGATGATGTTGGTCCCCACCATACAACCGTGTTTGCGGCTGTTAGTGTGACACCGTGTGAAGCTGACTGTGGTTGAATAACAAGTACACGTGGGTCAGGTTGTTCTTGGAACCTTTTAAATATCTCTGCTCGTTTGGTTGCGGGTACGTCACCGCGTATGACCTCTGTAGACACACCGTCGAAACGTAATTTGTTGGTTATAACATCTATGGCGTGTTTGAACGGTACGAACACCAACACTTTCTTACTGCTCTCGTCAATGACTTCACGTAACACTTTATACCTATGAGAGATATCAAACTCCACAGCACTACCGTCATCAGTGTATACCCCACCTGCAGATATTTGGAGCAGCTTGTTCATGGCTACTGCCGCGTTTACAGCCGACACCTCAGAACCACTTATGGTCATGACCAGACGTTTCTTTAACATTTGGTAATATTTTAATTGTTGCCGAGTTAATTCCACCTTGCGTTTCACGTACACCATTGCGGGTAGATCAAGGCATTCTTCTTTGGTAAATCGTATGGCTGGCTGTAGTACGCGATGCACAGTATCGTTCGCCGTTTCTTTTGCAACCCACTTAAAATTTGTAATCTTAGTCATAACCATATCGCGAAAAGAACTGTAAAACTTTGGCACAACATCAGGGTTTACAAGCTTGGCTATTCCATAAGCGTCTACCGGCGATTGCGCGGCAGGTGTACCTGTCATCATCCACAACCAAGTATTTTCATGGACTAGTCTGCATAACGTCTTCCATCGTTTGGTACGCGTATTTTTGTAGTGTGTAGCCTCGTCCACAATAATTATGTCAAACCCGCCAGCCGCTATGCTATCCGAAATTATATTTACGCCATCGTAGTTTATGATTACGAAGTCTGCCCCCTGTTCTATTATTGCCCTGCGCTTCTGTGCCGTGCCGTACGCTATATCTACCGAACGATGTGGGGCAAAAGTCTGTAAGTCCCCCCGCCACGCGCTATCCATAATCGACAACGGGCACACGACTAAAACACGTTTTGCCTTGCCCTGCTGCATCAAGAAGTCTGCCGCCCAAATTGCGCTTGCAGTCTTACCCGTACCCTGTTCGTTAAAACAAAACGCTTTTCTATGCAGTGTGAAAAATGCGGCTGTGGCTTTTTGGTGTTTGAACGGCTTGTGTTTGCCTGACCACTGGTATCTGGTATCGATGGGCGAGGGTGCTCTAATACCTAAAGTTCTTAACGCTCGTGTTTCGTCAACGCCGAAATCTACTTTTACTTCGTGCGAATTGACCTGCACACTGTTGGGCACTGCCTTGGTAACACGACTTGGATTGCGTAGCTTTAACAGCAACGCTTTGCCATCTACTAACTTCATTATCTTTCTCCTAAATGTTAGGGAAGTCCCTAACTTTTTCTACTTTTCTTTTGGTAGTTACGAGCGCGGTTCTTGCTTGAACTCTCTATGCGTAGCCCGTCTTTATTTTTACCGCCCTTTACTAAGGCTTTCTTGTGGCTGACGTCCTTACCTTCACGCTTATCAGCCTTACCATTACCGTTACGATCTGCTCCCTCGCGGTCAACTTTGCGTCGCGCCCGTTGGCGTTCCATCCTACGCTCAAACGTAGCAGACCCTACAGGTGCGTTAACCTGCTTCTTACGCTTGGCTTTCTTCGCCCGTTTACTGTTTTCGCTCATGCGTTCGCTCCATTATGTATACACTCAATCACGGGGCAGTGGCGTCTGCACAATCCGCTAGGTCGTGGGTTCCACACATCGTTGTCGGCTGCAATCTGCATTTGTTGGTGTTTACCTATCCACTTACGCCAGAGTGACCCGCTGTCGTAGTCTTGATATGTGTCCTTCACCAAGTCTTTACTTACGACAAACAATAGTCCAGCCCTAATCTTTTTGACTTTGGGGTAGTGTGCAAAGACGGACAACGCCATTAACTCTAGTTGGCCCGTATCAGCATACCGCGCCGATTTGCCTGTCTTATAATCCACGACCCATGCAAGTTCATCGTCTAAGATGATAAGGTCAGCTATGCCACGGAACCAAACTTCAGGAGAGTAAAACCCACACGGCTCTAGGTTTTCGGTAACCCCCAACTTTTTCTCGCACAGCTTCTGCCCTTGCTTATTTTTCAAAGACGTTAACACGTTACGTGCAAAAGCAAACTTCTCCGGTACGGGCACGTCCCTACCCACAAAATCTTCAGCCATGTTATGAAACGCCGTGCCGTACAGCATGGCATCGGTCTCTTTGAACGGATATTCTTTGAGTATCTTCTCATGGTAGAATTGTTTGGGGCACTGCTCAAAAGCTTTGATCCTACTGAACGACCACGGTGTAACTTTTGTCATTCACAATCTCCGTAAGACTTACCTGTGCCACTTTCACAGGTGATAGGTAAGCCTTCGGCCCATTCAGGCTTCTGGCTCATGCAATGCTCTACGTATGCTTGCGCTTCAGGGACGTCTGCGTCTGGCACAGCTACAACAATGCTGTCATGTACTGTTAGCACAACTTTGTATCTCTTGGCAATAAGTATCATTTGGTGGCCTATGATACAACGT